CTTTATTTTTCCAATCCCCGTGTTATTAATAGGATTGCGAATTATAAACTTTTGCAAGCGAAGTTACATGTTAAAGTGTTAATTAATGGGAATTCTTTTCATTATGGGAGGCTTTTAGTCTCTTATTACCCATTACCTACACTTGATGAGATGTCGGTTACTCGTTCTTTTTACGATGTAGATAATGTGGGAGATACACAACGTCCTCATATTATGCTCGACCCAACCAATTCCCAAGGTGGAGAAATGGTTTTACCATTCTTCTGGAACAAAAATCTTCTGGATATTCCAGGAGAAGATTGGAGCTTAATGGGTGCACTTAAAATTTCTACCCTTCAGGGGTTGAAACATGCACTTGGAGCCACAGATACGGTAACAATCAATGTTTTCGCATGGGCCGAGTCCGTAAGGTTTGCTATTCCAACGCAAACCGAGCCTGGTGCAATTGCACCTCAGGCTGATGAGTATGGTAGGGGTGCCATATCTCGTCCGGCAACTGTTGTTGCGAACATAGCATCAAAACTGGCCAATGTCCCTATAATTGGTCCTTTTGCTATGGCAACCCAAATTGGTGCTACCGCTACAAGTGCAATAGCCGCTTTATTTGGATACTCTAAGCCAGCAGAAATCGATTCACATTCCGTGCGGATTGTAAATCGAAGTTCACTAGCTACAACAGTTGGAACTGAGCAAGTTGACAAACTAACTGTTGACCCAAAACAAGAACTTACTATTGATCCATGTACTGTAGGTCTTGAATCATCAGATGAGATGGCAGTTCTCAACATTGCTCAACATGAAACATATTTGACAAATTTCGATTGGGACGTCGGAACAAGTCAAGAAACACTTTTGTGGAATTGTGTAGTAGATCCATGTTTACATAGGATCCTAAATTCAGAATTACATTTTACTGCACCATGTTTTGCCACTTTACCTTTTGACTATTGGAGAGGAACCATGATTTTCCGCTTCCAAGTCGTTTGTAGTAAGTATCATAAAGGTCGTTTGAAGATTGTTTACGATCCAAACAAAACTCCATCAGGCGGAACAGCAGAATATAATACAGCATATACTACTATTGTAGATATTTCTGACACTACAGATTTCACAATTAAAGCTGGTTGGGGTCAACCATTTTCCTACCGAGAACATATTTCTATTCCTACAACAGAGAATGCTATGTTTTCAACAACACCTTTATCTTATGCTTCTAATAGCACTAAATATGGTAATGGTACTTTGTCAGTTTATGTGGTAAATGAATTGACAGTCCCTAATACGACGATTGATAATGATATTGAAGTCAACGTTTTTGTTTCCGTTGATGATGATTTTGAAATCGCCCAACCAACTTCAACCACAGTCAGTAAGTTGCGTATGAGTGCACACCCAAATGTAGCCCCACAAGCATTCGAACCACAGGCTAGTGAAGCTCCACCTGATGAATTAACTAAAACGGATTCCAGACCGACTGATCCAGATGTTCTATCACAGGCAGCTTTAACTATCCCTATTACTGACAAAACCAATATGATTCATTTCGGTGAATCTATCCGATCATTTCGCACGCTTCTTAAAAGATTTAATTTGCATGAGGTACAACCTGCAATATTTAAGGGGCTTGATCCTGGAGACGTAGGTAAAAATATGGTAAGAGGAACGTCCCGACAAGCTCTTCCTTTTGAGCCTGGTTATTCTACAACATCAGGTACTATTACCTACCCTCTAGCAGGTGGTAATTACGCTTATGCGCAAATGACCTTAATGCGTTACTTAACGACTGGCTTTGCTGGTTGGAGAGGAGGCGTTCGCTGGCTCTACGATTTTTCCAACGTTAATGATGTAGAGAAAAGTGCGTTCTACCAAGTCACGCGTAAAGGGCATACCACAAATGCAAATGGTCAGGGTGTTGTTTCTGGAACAGATACAGTAGCGAGTCAAGCACTGACTACTCAAATATACCAGGATCACAATGCCCAAGAAGGGTCATCAATGATGACCAATGCCGTGAATAATATTTTAGGATTTGAGGTACCCTATTATTCAAATTATCGGTTTGCACCTGCCAAACAAAAGGTAAAATTTGATTCTACCGAAATGCAGGCCATGCCTTACTATGGCACGATATGTCAAACTTTATTTTCCGCAACCAATGGACATGTAAGGACATATTGTGCCGCGGCGGAGGATTTTAGTGTCTTTTTCTACCTAGGTCCTCCCGTCTTTTATTATGAAAATATAGTCCCCAGTGCCTAATATTTTTCATAATGTCCACGTCGCTAAAGCCGGCGACACGGGGATACGATGTATCCTCGTTGACGTAAATATCGAAATTATAAAATACTCTAATTTAGAACTCCGATCTTTACGTCGGAGTGAAGGCCATCCGTTCTATTGATGGTCCCCACGTGGC